GTATCGGAGTGAGACGTACCGTCATTGGCGGCGGTCAGGCGGTGCGTCACCGTCGTTTCAGTCGTCACGACAGGCGCGCCAACCGTTCGCTCACCAGACAAATCGGTGGTGGTGTCAGAGAAGGCGACCAGTTTTGGTTGGCCTCCGTTCGTTGACAGCAGGCATCGAGTGGATCGCAGGCACTGGAACTCAATGCCGTACGACCTGCCGGACAAGACTCTGTGGGGGACAGTGATTGAGGCCGCGGGGTTAGCAATCTGGGGCTTGGGGGTAGGCGGGACTCGGGTTGGCACGGGTTTAGGCGTAGCCACCGGAACAGGAACACCGGGCTTGGGCTTGGGCGTCGCCGTGGGTGTGGGCGTGGGCTTGGCGGTTGGCGGCAACGTGGGAGTATGCGTCGGTGTAAGCGTCGCCGTGGCAACGGGCTTGGGCGTCGCCGTGGGAGTTAACGTTGCTCCAACTGTGGCTGGCGGGGGGGGCGGCTCGACTGCCCCGGACTGGGTCGCTGTGTCTTTCGGCTCGCGGTCTTCCTGGAAAGTCACTTGCTCAACGCCGGGATTATCATGGATGCGAACGATGCAAATTTCGTGGGTCGCGCCGGGCGCGTACCCCATCCGATAGTCCGAGTCGGCGGGATAGGCGCGACCGTGCTTGTTGCCGTTGCTGTCCTCGCTGATGATCACGTACCAGTCGCCGTGCCAGCCGGTGGCGTCCGGCCAAGTTTCGGGACAGTTCGGCATCCGTCCCGCACCAGCAGCGTCATCTCCATACGCCACCGTCAGAAGCAGCCCCATGATTGTGATTGCGAACAGAGTTAAGACGTTCCTGATGCTCATGCTATAACTCGACTACGTTTTTAGAAGTTGACCAAATATACCGTGCTTTGGACCGGTGGTTCACGCGCAGCGAACACCAGATTTGGCCGATTTGCGATCCCTCGGCCGTAGGCAGCCGCACGGCACCGCTCCGAGGACCTGCGCCTTCCGCGTTGGAGGCTGGGGCGGGATGAACCCTGCCCCAACCTTTTCGTTGTCCCACCTCTCGCCGCGCTTCGCTTGCTGTCCGAATCTCGGCACAAAATTGCATGGTGGGGAAATAAGGGCCTCGGACGGCGGCCAAATTGAGGGCACAAGGCGTCCCAAGGGCTTGGATCGGAAAACGCCTATCCCCCTACCCTGCCACGCTCAAATCGGAACGGCGGCGGACCAGTTTTTCCGCAATAAGGCCGCTCAAGCAGCCTTTACCACAGTCCCGCCTCCCATCTATCCCAGGGGGTATTTTTTTCGAACGGCCCGTGGCGAAATCATTGCCATGGTTCGCATTTTCAGCAATCTCGGAAACTCCCCGCCCAAACCCTTTACTTCCTCGGTCATCCTGCTATCGTTATCGTATCAGAACAAGCGTGCGATAAAGCGAAAGGACAGCACCATGCCATTCAAAAGCCAAGCCAGCACCGTCGTGCTTCACCGCTGCGGCCACGAGGCCATCAGGCTGGTCAAGAAATACAACCCGTTCAAGAAGAAGTACGAGACCATCCTGGACCTGGACTATCTGGAGAAGATGCGAGCGCCACAGTGCATGATCACCGGCGCCCGTGAGTCCCTCGAAAAGGCCCTGCCCAAGACGGTCGAATACTGGAGCCAGCAGGACTGCCCGAAGTGCTATAAGGCGAACCTCGGCACCGGTCGGCCCGCCTGACGAGGCCCGGTGGTTCCGGGCCGAAACCGCCTCGGGGCGGTCGCGGGATACCTACACCTATCCCCGCAGAAGGAGAGCCCATGACGACGCTATTCACTGCAACGGAGGCTCCGCCAATCGAGGCGACGCTGTTGAGCACCCTGCGCGATAACATGAACCTGCTCCGCGAGCTGTCCCTACGCTACCAGGTGTCTGCGCCCGCGGACGGACCGGACGGGCTGACGGTCATCAGTTGCCCCCAGGACGTGTTCAACCTGCTGTCGCCGGAGATGGAGGCCCTGGCCCAGGAACAGCTCCGCGTGCTGTTGTTGAACACTCGCAATCGGGTGGTGGCCCAGCGGGTCATCTATCAGGGCACCGTCAACTCGTCGGCAGTCCGGCCGGCGGAGGTACTGCGCCCGGCGGTTGTCGAAAACGCTCCCAGCATTATCATTGCTCACAACCACCCTTCGGGCGATCCGACACCCAGCCCGGAGGACGTGACGGTGACCCGGGATCTGGTGCAGGCCGGCAAACTGCTGGACATCGAAGTGCTGGATCACATCGTCATCGGCGCCGGCCGCTTCGTCAGCCTCAAGGAGAAGGGGCAGGGGTTCTGACCTGGGCGAAAAAGTGTTCCGGCCCGGACCTACACTCCGAACCGGAACGTCGCCGGACAAGGAGAGCCCAATCCGGCCAGGCCATTGTACCTGTTTCCTGCAACCGGCGGCACGGAAAATCTCTGGCAGGAATTTTGCAAACTCCGGCAAAAACCCTTTACAACAGATGTTCTATCTGTCAGAATACGACCATCAAAAGCGGGCGCACCTACACCACTAGCCCGCTGGAAAGGAGAGCAGATATGACCACCGCACAGAAAACGACCAGGGCCAAGCCGTCGACCAACGTGGTTGTTGGCAACGTCATCAGCGTCCGGCACGATGCCATCACGCCGGACCCGGACCAGCCCCGCAAGACCTTCGAGCCCACCGCGCTGAAGGAACTGTCCGAAAGCCTGGACACCAACGGCCTGCTCCAGCCCATCAGCATCCGGCCCGACGAGGCCAACAGCACCACGCGCAACAAGCGTTACATCATCATCGCCGGTGAGCGCCGGTGGCGGGCCGCCGGCCTCCTGGGTTGGGAGACCATCCCCGCCATCATCCGCAAGGACCTGACCGATGCCCAAACCGCCAAGCTCCAGCTGCTGGAGAACATCGTGCGGGTGGACCTCGACCCGGTGGAAAAGGCCAGGGCCTACAAGAAGATGCTCGACGAGGGCTACACCGAGAACGAGATCGGGGCGGCCGTGGGCAAGAGCGGAGCCCACGTCGCCTGGTTCATCAAGCTGCTGGACGCTCGGGAGGACATCCTGGAGATGGTGGCCAAGGGCGACATCAACTCGATGTCGGCGATCTTCATGTCCAAGCTATCGTCCAGCGGCCAGGGTCGGGTGCTGGCGGCCATGAACCGGGACAAGCTGACGACCCGCGAGGTTGAGCTCCTGTGCAACCGGATCCACGAGGAAGAGAACTCCGAGGAAACGGAGCTGTTCAGCGCGGGACAGCTGACCGCACCCCAGCGCGAGGCGGTACAGAACTTCGAGGGCGCGTTCAAGGGGGTTTGCTCAACGCTGGCCAAGTTGCAGGAGTTGGAGAAGGAAACGCCCGGGGCCCTTGCCCTGGGGCTGGCTAACCCCGGACTCGTCGAAAGCCAGATCGACGAAGTGATCAAGGTGCTCTACCAGGTCAGGAACTCACTGCGGGTGAGCCGGATGTCGCACCTGCCCGTCGATCCCGAGACAGCGGACGACGCGGCGGTTGATGAAGAAATCTAGGCCACCGGGCCGCAGCCGCTAGGGGCGGGTCTCAGACCTGCCCCTTTTTCCGTTCTGACAGGGTGCGATGGACACGGGTAATGCCGATGTGTACATTAGCCCACCGAACATAAGCCTTGGAGGCGGCATGAAAATAATGGCCGTAGGTGCACACCTGGACGACATCGAGATCGGCGCCGGTGGGTTCATCGCCGATATGGTGCTGCGGGGACATGAGGTCAGGATGGTGTCCATGACCCTGTCCGGCTACCGGAATTTGGAAGGCACTCATTACCGGAGTGATGAGACGTGCTGGGAGGAAGGGCGCAAGGCCGCGGAGGTAATCGGAGTCGGCGCCGACAACCTGGCGGTCCTGCTGCTGGAAAACATGGACGTGCCCTGGGGCAAGGACGCGGTGATCCCCGTCGAGAAGGAGATCATCGCGTTTCAGCCTGACCTGGTGGTGACCCATTCACCTTCAGACAGCCACCAGGACCATAGGGCCACGGCGATGGCAGTGATCAGCGCGACCCGGTACATGCCCAACGTCCTGCTGTGGGAGCCGAGCAGCCCGGCGCGGATGCCGGGACACCCCTTCAACGGCGCGATCTCCTGGCCGGTCTCGCCGAAAGCCATGGAGCTGAAGTTCGCGGCGCTCAATGCCCACTTCACGGAATGGCTCAAGTACGGCGGTATGAAGTGGAACGCCCAACTGCAAGGCAAGGCCCTGGGTCACGGCCTCCGGGCGGTGGACCAAGCCTACGAGGTGTTTGACCCGGTGCGCCTGTCCCTGGGCATCGGACTGTAGGCCGGCTCGCACGCTCATACGAAGCTGATTGCACACGAGTTGGCACGGAGATTCGAGTGATGGGCGCGATATTGGTTCAACGCAAGTGCGGGCATTATCAGAGCATGACCCCACGTGCCAACAAGAAGCTTGGCAAGCGGCTGAGGAAAGCGCATAACTCTTTGTGCAAAGATTGTAGAAAAGGAGCGAAGCAATGAGACATTTGGCAGTCTGTCTTTTGCTGGCATCCACCATTGCCATCGGAGTTGCCTGCGGCAAGGACCACGGCCCTCCGCCATTGACCACTGAGCAGCTGATCGAGTTGCACGGGGGCGGCGCCGAATATGTGGACTGCGCCGGGGCTGGCGCTCGCATCAACGAGCGGATCCAGCAGGACTATCGGCTGGTTGCCATCCAGGGATACGGGCTGGACAACAGACGGTGCCTGCTCGTGTGGGAAACACCCTGAGTGCAGTAATGTCGCGCTCATGCGTACATGGCTTTATCATTATGCTCTTATCTGATAGAATAAGAGTATCAAGAAAAGGAGTTATGTATGACTGCCCAAGCAAGCAACAGAAGAACCGGACACTTCAATATGTTCCGACAGCGGACCCCTGGTGACTACGACTTCGGCGAGTGCGTGTCGGCCCTCCAGAAGACGATCAGGGCCGGCGATCCCCGCCAGGCCCTCTACTGGGCGGCCGAGATCGAGGCCACGGGCGCCACGGAAGCGAAGTATCTGTGGAACCGTCTCAAGGTCATCGCCTCCGAGGACATCGGCCCCACGCCCGAGGGCAACGCGGTCGCCATCCTGCTCGGCACGCTGTGGGAGAACTACAGCTCGGCCAAGGCACGCGGCAACGACAGTTGGCGATTGTTCCTGGCTCATGCTATCTTGGCGATGTGTTCGGCGCCCAAGACTCGCATCTGCGATAACCTGGTGTGGGCCGTCTACCATCAGCAGGAGCGTTACGAGATACCCGACAACGCCCTGGACATGCACACGCCCAGGGGTCGACAGATGGGCCGCGGCGCGCAGCACTTCGTGGAGCACTGCACGGCGGTGACCCCGCACTCGGACCACTTCCAACCCCTGGACGGCGAGCTTGAGGCCGAGGTCCTGGGCATTCCCGATGGCACGCCCTGGCGGTACGTCAACCTCAAGCATTCCAACGGTGACCGCGATTATGACGACGGCCAAAGACTTCTCTGACCCTGAAAATGCACCGTTTCGCCTTGAGTGGAGAGACCCCTACTCGCTCAAGGCCAACCCGGTCAACCCGCGCAAGCATCCCCAGAAGCAGCGCCAGGCCCTGCACCAGGCGATCAACGACCTGGGCTGGCTGGCGCCGCTGCTGTTCAACGAGCGGTCCGGCCATCTGATCGACGGCCATCTCCGGGCCCAGGAGGCTATCGCCTCGGGCCACGCCGAGGTGCCCGTGCTGATTGTGGACCTGGACGACGACGCGGAAAAGGCGGCTCTGGCTTCCCTGGACGCAATCACCATGGCCGCCGAACTGGATGTGTCCGGCTACCTCGCCCTGCTGAACGACATCGCGGAACCCCACGCGGATCTGGTGGCGTCGCTACAGGACCTGGACAAGTTCATCGCCGACTCGTTGCAGGAAGAGGCCGAGCACGACGAGGACCCGACGCCGGAGGTGGCAGATGTCCACCTCGTTCCGGGCGAGTCGTTCCACTACGTGGCCCTGCTGTTTCGCACCGACCTGGACTGGCTCCGCGCGGTCGACCACTTCCAGATCGACAAGCCGGCCATGGACCTGTTCCACTCCAAGGTGGTGGGCAAGACCCGGATCATCGACGGGGCCAAGTACCTCAACAGCTTGGAGTGAGCATGGGGCCCGAGAACCTACCATTCAAAATCGTGATCCCAAGCCACGGTAGGCCGCAGCAAATCACCAAGAACCCGCTCTACCCATTAGCCCACGTGGTCGTGCGGGACGAGGTGGTAGTGGACAGCTACCGGGAAGCGGCCCGGAAGGCCGGCGTCACGCCCGGCCCGTTTCACGTCACGGGTCAGTTGCCCAACATCAGCTCGATCCGTCAGTGGATCCTGGACAATCTGTACGACGAGGATGAACCGTTTATCTTCGTATCGGACGATGACCTGCTGTATTTCCGGCCGATGATGGTCTGGCGGACCGTGAAGGTTGCCGACCCCGAGGACATCCTGGCCATCATTCAATCAGGCTACAACGCCGCGGTCGACGCCGGCGCCGGAATATTCGGCTTCTCGAATAACGGCTCCCCGATGCGGCGCAACGCCAAGGATCCCTGGTTCTTTCGCACGTACCTCATGGGACAGGTCGGGATCATTGACCGTTCCCTGTACTACGACCCGCGCCTGTACCTGATGGAGGACGTCGACTTCGCGCTCCTGAGCATCGCCAGAAGCAAGATCGTCTGGAGCGACGCCAGGTGGTACTGCCATTCCGCGGCTCAATGGTCGAAGGGCGGCATGTCGGCGTCGCGCACCACTGAACGGATGGTGGAAAGCCGGGACATCATCAATCGTAAGTACGGCCCCGGCACCATCCGCACCCTGAACAACCCGGCCAGGAACCCCTATCGCTTTACGATGAATATATGAGCTCCGACATTGGCAATCCCTCCGATGCCGCTCCGAAGCCGTGGGATCGTCAGCCGGGTGAGACCCCGCGAGCCTTCCACGGCTTTGTGCATTACCGCGACCTCCCGGCGTGGTCTCGGTCCATTGATGCCGCCTACCATGAGCATCAGCAACAGTGCGAGGGGAAGGAAAGGGACAAGAGCAAGCGTAACCCGCGTGCGCCGACGCGGTGGGAGCAGTGGAGCGTCAACAACGGTTGGGTCGAGCGTGTGGCCCATTACGACGGATTTCGCGCCGAGGAGCGGCGCCTGCGCCGTGAGCAGGAGTTGGACGACGCCCTGGACGAGACCGTTCGACTAGCCAAGTCCGGTCTGGCCCGGGTCGCCCAGCGGCTCCGGTACATGGGGCCGGACGAAATCCAGGCTTCGCAGTTGGACCGTTGGATCAAGAACCTCACGGAGGTCCAGCTGAAGGCGCTGGGCTACCCGGACCGCGTGGAGCACGAGCACAGCGGGCCGAACGGCGGGCCGATCCCGGTGGAGCAGCAGGTGGACTGGAAGGCTTTGTTGGCGGATCCCGAGGCACGGAAGGCGCTGGAAACGCTGGGCATGGCGGTAGACGGCACAGAGGAGGCAACCAATGTTTGAAGCTCAGACCACTCGCGCAACCATGTACCTGGGCAATTGGTCGGCCCAAAAAAGCTACAGCCCGGGCGATGTCGTCAAAGTGCCCATCGTCACCTTCACGGATCGCCTGACCGACCGGATCTGTCGCGCAATGGGATCGATCTTTCGACAACCCAAGCGCGGGCACAGGTTGTACGTGTGTGTGGAGCTTAGTCAGGACCCGCCAGGCCAGTCGGATAGCTTTCGTAAATTGTAGGGGCATAGATCGTGGCGCCCGCCCTGTCCGCACCGGCCAACCGTGAGCAGCAGGGATCCCTGCTGGCCGCGCTGCTGGCCCAGGCATGGCGCACCTCGCCGGCGGCGACGGCAACCCGGTGGTCCGGAGGCCAGTGGCAGCGCCATCCCCACCTGAACCTGATCTCCGATGCCGTCGCTGCCATCGAGGAGGGTCCGAAGCGTCTGATCGTGTCCATGCCTCCTCGGCATGGTAAATCGGAGCTGCTGAGCCACTGGACGCCGGTTTGGTATCTCGCCAATAACCCGAGAGGTCGAATTGGCCTGGCCAGCTACGCGGCGGACTTCGCCTCCACCTGGGGCCGCAAGGTGCGGGACACCGTGGCTAGGACGCACGGTCTCGGGATCTCCCTGAGCCGGGACCGGACCCGGGCCCACGATTGGGAACTGGCCGAGGGCGGCAGCATGATGACAGCCGGCGTGGGAGGTCCGTTCACCGGACGCGGCTTCGACCTGCTGATCGTGGACGACCCGATCAAGAACCGGGCCGAGGCCAATAGTCCCACGCACCGGAATCACATCTGGGACTGGTGGACCAGCACCGCCCGCACCAGGCTTGAACCCGGCGGATCCATAATCGTGGTCATGACTCGCTGGCATGAAGACGACCTCGTCGGGCGCCTGCTCTCGGAAACGCATGATGACGATGGCCTCTTTGATCGGGACGAATGGGAGCACATCCGCCTGCCGGCTCTGGCGGAAGAGGATGATCCCCTTGACCGGGAGCTCGATGAACCGCTGTGGGAGGCCCGGTACGACAAGCCAGCCCTCGCCAATCTCCGCGTCGAAGTTGGTCCCCAGGACTGGGCTGGCCTGTTCCAGCAGCGCCCTACCGAGCAGGGCGGAGGATTGTTCAAGTTTCACTGGTGGAAGTATGCCGAAACCCTGCCCGACCCTACGGGCGAGATCATCCAATTCTGGGATACGGCGTTCAAGAGGGGGCAGGAAAACGACTTTTCGGCCTGCGCCACCCTCTACCCCAGCAAGTCCAACTATGTCGTCAAGGAGATGTGGCGAGACCGACTGGAGTTCCCCGATTTGGTGCGGACGGTGACGTCCAAGGCGGAGCAGCACCGGCCGACGAAGATCTACGTCGAGGATGCGGCCAGCGGCCAGAGCCTGATCCAATCCTTGCAGAGCGAAACCAGGCTACCGATCATTCCGGTGAAGGTCGACAGCGACAAGGTGTCTCGGGCCAACGCCGTGACCGGTCAGGTGGAGGGGGGTAACGTGTTGTTACCGGCGGGCGCGACGTGGCTGGATGACTTCCTGGACGAGGCCACCAGCTTCCCCGGCGCCGCTCACGATGATCAGATAGATGCCTTCGTGGGCGGGCTGACCCAGCTGGCGGTGAAACCGGCATGGGACGCCACCATCCCGGATTAGTCCGTCTCTCGCCGGGAGCGCCGCTCGGCGCCGCCATCAGGGTTTGTCACAAGGCTGCTCAAGCAGCCTCTATGGAAGTCCCGCCTCCCCAACATCCTTGACCTGATTTTTTGGCAACGCCCTTGATCGGGAGAGATTGCGTCGTGGTAACACCCGCCGCGAAGTGGCAACAAGACGGGTGTTGACAAAGCAGGCGTTGTTACCAGATACTTTTTGACTGCAACGCAATACGATACGGGGTATCAGTAGTTGCTGATATGCCGTTTACGTCATTCGACCACCATGGACGCCACGGTAAGGAGGCTCGCCATGATTGTCTGGATCATTCAACTGCTCGGTCTTGTCATCGCCATCATCGGCGTGTTCGTGTCCTGGCCCATCGGTGAAAAGAAGATTTGGATCAGGTGGGGCATCTTCGGCGCGTTCATCGCCCTTGCCCTGGTCCTGGCGCTGGCCCTGATCCTTGACTGGGCCACCGGCGGCCAGCCCGCAAATCCCTGACGTGATGTCAAGGATGGTTGCCAAAATTCAATACGAGGATGATCCAGTGTAAGCCAATCACCACGCGCCCTGAGCGCGATACCAGGAACGACGAACCCACTCAACCCGAAATCGAAAACGAGGAAAACCCGAGAACTTATGAACACCTTTGGCCACACAATCCTACCCCTGAAACTCGCCGGCGGCGCCCTGGCGCTGGCCATCATCGCTGCCATCGCGGTGGCGATAACCCTGACCGCCGGGCCGACCCAGGCCCAGGACGCGACTCCCGCCATCCCGCAGCCCTGCGGCCCCGGCGCCGAGACCGCCTTCCAGCCCGAACCCCACGAGATCACCAAGGGCCATTTCGCCCTGTTCGACGCCTACTGGCAGCCCACGACCGTTGATGAGAGCACGAGCCTTGAGAACACCGGCGTGCTGCACACCAACGAATGCCCGCCACAGGTGGTCAAGACCACGGAAACGGGCGATTTTGGACAGACGACGACGGTCACCACATTATCCCCCTCCGGCATCGACGTCGACGAGGCCATCTTCCACGTGCTGGACAAGCACGAAGCTACCGTGGTGGCCAGCGCTTCGGAAAGTCCCACCGGCACTGAGATTTCCCTGGCTGAATATGGATTGCTCGACGATTACGTAGTTGCCGGCGATCAGGTGTGGTGGCTGCGGCTGGATGACCCGGACACCGCTGACGTGGACGAGACTTCCGACCTGGTTCTGGGCTTCTCGACGATGCGCTTCGACGGCCAGCATTGGGCAGCACTGGATGGAAGATCGCCTCTCCGGTACAAGTTCGAGCTGGAGCGGAACCCCGGCATTGACCCGGCCAAGCATCCCCACTTTCTTGCCTTCAAGTCGGAAGATTCGGGCGGGGAAGTGGTCTGGGACAGCGCGAAGGCCGATACCGTGGACATGATGATGGAACCGGGCCAGCTGGAAGACCTGCAATGGGTTTTCACCAAGCCCGGCACCTACGAAATATGGGTCCATCTGCAGGGCTGGGTACGCGATGATGAGAATCCTCCGACTGGAGGCGACGACGATTGGGCGCCCATAAGCGACAACATTACCGAGACCAGCGAGATCAAGCGTTACGTCATTCAGGTGGGCAGCGCCCTGGCCGAGAACGAGCCGCCCGTCTTTGGCCTTGACCTCACCGTGCCTGAGAACTCCCCGGCCGACACGCCGGTTGGCGACCCGATTTCCGTCTTTGCAGACGCCGCCACCCTCCATTACAGCCTCGCCGGCGACGGCCATGAACTCTTCGCGTTGGAGTCCCAATCCAACCCTCATACCGTCCAGGTCAAAGTCGCCGACGGCGCCAACCTGGACTACGAGGCGAAGTCCAGCTATAACCTCACGCTGAACGTAACCGACGAGCTGGACCACGAGAGCAACCCTGACCCGACCATCGACGACACCCTGGTAGTCCGGGTTGGGCTGGAAAACGTGCCGCCCTACGTAAAGGCCGATGTTGACAACGCCACCCCCGCAGCGAATGGGACGGTGCATTTCACGGCCGAGGTTGGCGAACTGCCCCTGGGCGCGATTCCACATTACGACTGGTTGCGCAAGCGCAGCGACGGCTTTTGGGAAAGCGTCTATCAGCCAGGCGAACCGAGTTCCCCTCGTTGGTCCACCAGAGAGCCTGGAGGCACGTCCAACGTGTATCAGGCCCAAGTGACGTTCAGCGGAGACGACCTTGAGACCGTTTACTCCGAGGAAATCCGCGTGACCTGGAGCAATCCGTAGCCGGAAGGAGAAGGGGCGAGTAGGCTGCTGGAAGACGTGTGAGCGATATGTTCGCCAGAGGTCTGCTCGCCCTGTGCCTGGCGGCGGTCATAGCCGTTGCAATTGGCCCCCCCCAGCCCGCGCACGCCCGGGTTAGCAATCCGCCGGCGGCCGACCTGTCTCTGGAATCCATCTCGTACTCTGGGTCAACCCTTCAGTGGACGGTCATCGTTCGCAATAACCCGGTTCCCGGCCATCCCGCGACGGAAGTGCGCAACGTGGTCGTTCGCATTACGGCCGAGGCTCGCGGGCAAGAATACAGCCACTCCGGGGAACCGAAAGAGTTGAGTCCCGGAACTGCTTTTGACGCCAGTACCGGATTGCTCACCATCTCTAGCATACCGGCGTTTGGCAGTGCCCAAGCGAGATTTCTCCCTACAAGATTCTTTAATGGACCGGTTGCACAGGATACTCCGTTTCGCCTGTATGCCCAGATAGTCAGGCCGGCCCTTCTCGTGAACGCTCCGGCCTATCGAGCGAATGATGAGACCGAAATCTGGTACGTCAAACCGAAGGCTGGACATCTCAACTTGCCAAATACTGATGCCGGTGTACAAGTTCGCGTCGACAATCGACTGCCGGCGCGGGGCAGGCGAGCGACGTTTGAGGTTAAAGTCGGGTATGAGTTCTTTTCCACGCCCACTCCGGTTGCCTCCAATACCAACGCAACCCTGTGGGATGTACGGTTGAAGGTTGAACTCTCGCCGGGTTTATCCTTCTTTGCCGCAACACCGGACCCGGCCGACACGCCCTTCGACCATACCAGCGGTGCCTGGGATGTGGGCGCCATAGACACAGCTACGGGGCATATTTTGTCAGTCGAGGTCGATGTCACCAACGAGGACATTCCCCTGGAGCAACGCTGCCTGACGGCGACGGTGGTGATGCAGACCCCTCCCTACGCACTGGACCCGGAAAAGCGGAAGAACGACCGCGCCAAGGTGTGCCTGGGCAAAGACCCGCCAGTGGTGGTGAGCGAAGGCGAGATTGTTCTGTGGTGGCTCCATGATTGCGTCGGCGTCACCGCCATCCCTTGCAGCGGTGCGGACGAGCTGAAACTGTTTGCCAGGGCGGACCACGCTGACGTGGCATTGCCCACAGTTCAGCGACGCGATGTGTTCGGAGGACCAATCCCAAGCCGCAACTCCGGGGCGACCTACCTCGACCCGGACTCGGTGGTCATCCAGGTGTACCCTAGCGGCAAACGTCGTTGTGAGGGAATACCGGAGTCGTGCTTTTGGGTATCCGGCGAGGTGCAGGGGCAGGGGCACCTAGGCAGTCTCACGTATGGTGACGCGCCGGTCATTATCATAAAGTATCCTCGGCAAAGTGATGGCTACTCGCAACATACGTTTGGGATTAGCGACGTGTCCCCAAAGCAAAGAGGTGGCACGCTGTCAATCAGCAGGGATAATAGGGGAAGTTTCGAGCTGTTAAACGTGGACGGAAAGCCGACGTTGGGACCGGTCAATCTTACGAACTCATCGGAAAGCCCAGACCCGCTTCTGCTCAGGTTCGGTGCGCTCGGCACCTACAAAGTCAAGCTGACCTTCGCTGCCACCAAGTCTTCAACGAAATATACTGCGAATGGGATATACACCTTTCACGTCGGCCCGATAGCCGACCTGGAAGTGCGGGACGGCGGGGCCAGCCGCCTGGCGGCTCCGGGGCAGCGGACCTACACCATCGTCGCCGCCAACAACGGCCCCGACCCGGCCCCTGCGGTGGAGGTGCAGCTCAGCGGAGTGCCACCGGGCGCGGAGGCCATCGTAAGCGATGGCCAGTACCGCCAAGTGTCCTGCGGCATCAGCCTCTGCCAGGGCGTCTGGGACCTGGGCCTGATGCCCGTCTCATCCGTCAGGATACCCAGCGGCCAGTCGCCGTTCCCCACGCTGACCCTCATCGCCCCGGACGGCGCCGACGCGCCCACGCACATCACGGCCAGCATCGTAAACACGAAAGACTACGAGGTCACCATCGACGGCGAGGTCCACAGCACCCACTATTTCGACTACATCGCGGAGAACAGCGAGAACGTCCAGATCGCGGCCCGGCCCGGAACCGGCGAGGCGGCGGGCGTCCCCCAGCTCCTGCGCCTGCACCCGATCCCCGATGACCTGGGCATCGCCCTGTTGCAATGGAACCCGGTGGAACGGCTGAACGGGTGGCCGGTGTCGGGCTACGAAGTCCACCAGTCAGCACCGCCCTGTCAGCGGCCGGCCTTCGACGCGGCGGGCGAAGCAGTCCGCGGCACGCTCTACCTGGACACGGGCCTGCGCCCCGGCGTGGGCAAGTGCTACGCGGTGCGGGCGGTGAATGATCAGGGCGTCGGAGGCTACTGGTCGGCCCTGGTATCGACCGGCGATGAGAACGTAGTCCGCGGCGTTACGCTGTCGCGGACCGAACTTTCGGTGAGGGAAGACGGCGGCACGGCCAGTTACACTGTGGCGCTGGACGGCTGGCCCGAGTCTCCGGTGACCATTGACCTGGCCAGCGACGACGCCGGCGCGGCACGGGTGTTCCCGAACCGGCTGACCTTCCACGGCGACAACTGGAACGTCCCGCAACAGGTGACCGTAACCGGCGTCAACGACGACATCGACAACCCGGACAACCGGCGCGTGGCCACCATCCGCCACACGGCCCGGGGCGCCGGCTACGGCGACGTGTCCATAGCTCCGGTGGTCGTCACGGTGGTTGACGACGAGGGCGCCGGAGTGTCGGTTTCCCCCGAAACGCTGCGCGGGACCGGGAAAGGCAGCATCCGCAACTACACCATCACGCTGGATAGCGAGCCCGCCGATGACGTGTTAATCGGGGTCGCCAGCAGCGACGACGGGACGGCCTCGGTTCACCCCGTCCTGCTCCGGTTCACCTCGGGCAATTGGCACAGTCCTCAGTCTGTAGCGGTTAGGTTCCAAGCGGACCGCGGGTCGGCGACGATCACGCACACGGCGGAATCCGAAGACCCCAACTATGACGGCATCGCCGTCGCCCCGGTCGCGGTGGAAGTGGAGTCGGCCGCAAAGCCCACGGTGAGCATCGAAGCCGGGCCGTGTGTTTTGGGCGGCGAGAAAGCCCGGTTCACCCTGCGGGCCGGCACCGCCCTGGCTGAAGACTTGGCAGTCAGCTACCGCGTGGGCCGGAACTGGCGGGCCGTGGCCGAGAATCACATGGGCAGCCGAAGTGCGACCATTCCGGCGGGCGCGGAGTCGGTCGGCTTCGAGGTTCCCACTCAGGACCCGCCGGAGGCCGGCGAGCCAATCCAGAATGATGGCAGGATACGTCCGTCTGGAGTCCCCGGAACGGCGACTGTGATCCTATCGACCAGCCCTGAATACGACATAGCGGGGGAGCGGGTGGCGCATGTCTTCGTGTACCATACCGACGAAAGCCGCTATTGCCAGCGGTAGGGTCTGCCAGCACACGCGGAGATAGACCGGTGTGCTAGAATGGCGTCGTTGGGAGGATGCCGAGGGGCGCGTGACGTCACATTTCGGCTAGGCACCTGCCCTAGTTGACAATGACCTTTGATGGACGGCGCATTAGCCGTTCGCTGAATATCGGCCCGCCATGATAACGATGGCTGGTCTCAAGCTGACGATGATCGGCGGGATCGCCACGCCCGACTGTTGCCGTGGTATCCCAGGACCGAGCGGGCCTAGTGTGCCATGGCTGCGGTAGCCGAGGTCAAACAGCGCCGCGGTCTGATTGAGCGCCTGAAGCACTTCGTCGGCGAGAGATATGGCGTCAACCCGGGTGGCGCGTTCACCGTCCCCATAAACAACGGCGACTCCGAGACCCTTGCTCCCAGTCTCCGCCGGTCCCTGGAGAACGCCCACAAGAACCCCATCGTGGCCTCCGTCGTCACCTGGTTAGTTAACCAGGGATCGACCACTCCGCTGATGATGCGGCGCACCCCGGACGAAGAAGAAACCCAGGTGTTCCAGCGGCACGATCTGTTGTCGCTGCTCCGTTCCCCTTCCGAGTTCCTGTCGGGCCGTGAGCTCCTGGCGGTATCGGAACGGGACATGCTCGTCAGGGGGCAGACCTTCTGGCACAAGGACCGCATACGATCCGGCCAGATTGATGGCCTGACTTTCCTGCCGGCGGGACTTGTCGAGGTGAAAGGATCTCGGGAGCGGTTGATCAGCCAGTATCTCTACAAGCCCGGCGGCAACCAGGTCCCGATCCCCTACGAGCCGGAGGAGATCGTCCACATCCGCATCGAACCGGACCCGCTGGACCCCAAGAACGGACTGCCTCCGCTGGTAGCCCTGGCACGGGCATTGATGATCGAGGACCAGGCCGAGGACTACACCTCGACGTTCCTGACCGAGGTCGGGACGGCCGGCGGGTTCCTGACGCCTCCGTCCGACATCGTGCTGACCGAAGATGTGGCCAAGGCGACCCGTGACTATATCCAGAAGGAGTTCAAGGGCAGCAAGCGAGGAACCCTGGGCGTCCTGCGGGCGGCGATGAATTTCATCCGCACCGCGATTGATCCCAAGTCGGTCGGCACGCACGATACCCACAACATGGTCGTGGAGCTGATCTGCGCCGTGTACGGGGTGCATCCCGTCATTGTCGGCCTCGGCGCCGGCAACGCCCAGTCACGGGTCGGCGCGGCCACCAAGGAGCTGGAGCGCGCCGCCTGGACCAACCGTGTGATCCCGTTGCAGGACACCATCGCGGAGCAGATCGGGCGCCAGCTGTTGCCCGAGTTCGTGCCCGAAGATGAGATAGAAGAGTGGGAGGTCATGTGGAACCGCTCCAACGTCATGAGCCTGCAGCCGGACCTGTTCCGTGAAGCCCAGCGCTGGGCGCTCAATTTCCGGTCCGGCATTGCCTCCCGGTACGACGCCAAACGCGGTCAGAACCTTGATGCCACGGACGCCGACAAGTTCTACCTGCTGCCGACGAACGTGGTCCCGATCCCGGAGGGTACGCCGCCCCCGCCACCCGCCCCACCTCCGACTGAAGAGCCGGCGCCAGAGCCGGAACCGGATCGGGAACAGCCCCCCACGGATGATGATGACGGGGAAGAGCGGTCGATGTCGGCACGGATCATCGCGGACCTCGGCCGTAGCAAGGCTGACCTCGACGGCGAACAGCGAACGCTACTGCTGGCTCTGGCTGCTGACGCCGATACGCTGTTTGAACGGTTCAGCGACGAATTGACCGACGCCTTTGAAGAGCTGGGCAGCCTCGCCGTCGAAGCCTTCTGGGTTGCCGAGGGCGGAGACTCCGTCCGCTCGATGGGGGCCGGCCCGCGCATCAAACAGGAAATCGATGAGGACGAAGTGGCCGACGAGGTGAGGCGCATCCTGCGGGCGCTGGCCATCCGCCAATGGGAGCAGGCAGCATTGATACCGGCCTGGGATGGTCACACGCTGCGCACGCTCAATCTCACCGTGGGCACCGTCAACAGCACCCTGGGGTTGCAGGTCAACATCCCCGACCCCACGGCACGGCGGTTGCTGGCGGAAGGAGGAACCAGGCGAGGGCTGATCGACTTCGACCGGCAAACGCGGGAGGCCCTGTTCCGCGCCCTGTTCGAGGGTCGCAGCAACGGGGAAGGGCCAATCGCATTGGCCCGGCGGATCCGGGAGCAGGTTCCGGCCGGGCCGTTCGCCAACGCCGGCTCAAAGTACCGGGCGGAACTGATCGCCCGCACGGAAACCGCCAACGCCCAGAACATCTCCGCCGTCGCCACCTACCAGGAAGCCGGCGTCTTCGCCGGGTTGCTCATATCGGACGGCGACTACGACGAAGAGTGTGCGGCCATGGACGGCAGGCGCGTGAGCTTTGAGGAGTTCGAGACCATCGGGCCAACGGCGCACCCGAACTGCACTCGCTCGGTGGCGCCGGTGCGGGAGCTGTAGGCCAACAACAAGGGGGCGGTCATCATGCCACGCAACAAGGGCGTGAAACTCGATTGGAAGGGCAAGGAAGTGCGTCGGCGGGTCGTGGAGGCCACCAAGGAGGCCATCAACGAGACCATGGGCGACGCGGTGGCGGAGGCGCAGCCCAACACTCCGTACCTAACCGGCAACCTGCGGCGCAGCGAGAAGATCCAGGACCTCGCCGCGGAGCACGGTGGTGTCATCGAGGGACTATGGGGCAGTGCCGACGTGGACTACGCCCTCCCGGTGGAGGTGGGCACGGCCACGAGACCGGGGGTGTTCATGCTGACGAACGCGGCGGACTCGCAATATCCGACGCTGGCTGGGCGCATCGCGAAGAAACTGGACTGAGGGGATGGGGAGAGATGGCGGAAGGGGTCACTAGCGCTGAATCGCGGACCGAGACGAAGCCACGCTGCCGAAAGTGCGGTCGTATGCTGGCGTTCCAGGTTACCCGTCCCTGGTCGATCAAGTGCTCCCGCTGCGGGTGCGTTAACAATTCTGCGGAGCGGTCACCGTGATACCCGCCCCATAGATGGAGGATCTGTCATGCCGAGAAAAACGTTGCGGTTGCAGCCACCAGAACCCGAGTTGGAACGGGACTCGGTGGAGTTTCTGGTCGACGGGGAAGTGGTGGAGTACCGCCTAAAACAGGTAATCGAAATCGGTTTCGAGGACCTCGCGGAGATAGAACAGTTGCAGCAGTCGCTTACCCAACTCATACAGGCGGATAACGACGCCGAGATCACCGTGGCTTCGGACGTCGTAAGCCGTCTGATGGACATAGTGTTCTACGATGCCCTGCCGCCCGAGGCCATGACCGGTTTGACGGTCGCCCGTATCGAAGCGCTGGGCGAGTTTATGCAGGAGTGCTGGCAGAACGCCGCTGCGTAGAGAACCAGCGCAACCAACCACGGGATACTGACGGGGCTCAAGAATGCCTTCCAATCTGGGCGATGCCGTACTGAGGCTTGGCGCCGACGCCAAACCGCTGGACCAGGACCTGGCCAACGCGGAACAGCGCACGTCGTCCAAACTGGCGTCCATGGGCAAGACCCTGACCAAGACGCTGACGCCGGCGGTCCTGGCCATTGGTGCGACGGTGCTTGCCGCCGCGAACAGCGTCGACGAGGCGTTCGCCACGATCCAGACAGGGACCGGAGCCACCGGCAAGGCACTGGAAGATCTAAAGCAAGACTTCAAAGGGGTTTACGGTACCGCGCCGGGAGATGCCCAGGCAGTGGCCAGCGCCCTCGCCGAGGTCAACACCCGCCTCGGATTGACCGGCCCCTCGTTGCAGAAGACCACCCGTATCGCTCTCGAAATGGCGGACGCTATGGGCGTCGACGCCACGGCCGCTATCACGAAGACTACGCAGGCGATGAGCGTGTTTGGCGTGGACGGCGATCAAGCCACGCAGGTCATGGATAAGATGTTCGTGGTGAGCCAAACCACGGGCATCGGCATCGGTGAACTCACCGGCCAGCTTCAGACCTTCGGTCCGGTGTTGAACAACGCCGGCTTCTCGATGGACGAAGCCACTGCGATATTGGGACAGCTGAACGCCAACGGCGTCGACGCCAGCCGGGTGTTTCCCGGGCTGAACGCCTTCTTCCGGAAGACGGCTGAAGCGGGCGGAGACATGCGCCAGGAGTTCGCCCAGGTCGCGGAGCGGATGCAGCAGGCAGCGACTGATGCCGACGCATTGACCATCGCCACCGCTGCCTTTGGCGCGGAGGGCGCACAGCGGATGGTGCCGGCGATACGGAACGGGTCGTTCGAGCTCGACGAGCTGATGGCCGCGATGGAGGCGTCAGAGGGGGCGACGCTGGCAAACGCGGAGTCGACACGCACCCTCACCGAGCGGTTCGAGATGATGCGACGGGAGGTCGGCGAACGGCTGGGTGCCGCGTTTCTGAAACTCCCGACCCCGATCCAGGGCACGGCGGCGGCACTGGCCGCTGCCGCCGGGAGCGCCGGCCCGCTGTTGCAGGCCCTGCCCGGTCTGGCCACAGCGACCAACGCGCTGACCAATGCCACAAAGTTCAAGACCGCCGCGCTGAAACTAGCGACTATTGCTCAAAAGGCTTTGAACGTCGCGATGCTCAAAAATCCCATCGGGATCATCGTCCTGGCCATTGGTACACTCGTAGGAGCGATGTTGCTGGCGGAAGGCGGCGCCGGCAGCCTCCGCCAAAAGTTTCAGCAGGTTTGGGACGCGATTAAGCCGATGTGGGATGCCTTGGTGAATATCTGGAAGACCGCAGTTAAGCCGGCACTGGAGAGCCTATGGAGAACCCTTTCTGAAGACCTGCTGCCAACGTTGATGTCGATCTGGGATGTTCTGTCGCCGGTGTTGATCCCGGCCCTGCGTATGTTCGCCACGATCTTGATGAACAATGTGGTGACAGCAGTAAAGGTTATCACCGGGGGACTGCAACTGCTGGCGGCCCTGCTGACCGGCGACTTCGCCGGCGCGTGGAGGGCGGTCAGGACGATTGTGCTAGAGATGGTGAGCGGGATCATCAACGGCGTGGACGCTATGATGAACGCCCTCCCCGACAAATTCATTCCTGACGGTTGGGCAGAGAGTGTCAGGAACGCCAAAGCTGTAATTGGCGCAGAGTTGGAGGCACTGAAAGCGAAATCCGGCGAGGCTGCGACCGGTATGAGGGATGCGGGCTCGGCGGTCGATGACATGGGCTCGGCGGTCGATGACATGGGGTCGGCGGTTGAGGATGCGGGGGCGAAAGTCCAGGACGCGCAACCGGCCGTGGACGGGTTGGCCGGCAGTGTTGAAGCCGCGGATACCGCCACCGATGCCGCCGCGCAGTCCGCCCTGGATTACGGCAGCAACCTGACCACCCAAGCGGGCGCCGCCAGGGACGCAACGGAAGCCGAGCAGAAGTTGGCGGAGGCCATTGCCGCGGCCAATACGGCCCGACGCGAAGGGGCAGAGAGCTGCATCCAGTTCGGCGGCTCCGTTATTTGGGAGAAATAGACATCATTACCCCCCGCCGGCGTCATAAAAATCGTGGCGCCATCCGTTTCTGTGGAGATGCGAAGCTCCGTCTTAGCCTCGTAAATTGCCAGACACAACACAGCGTAATCAAATGGTGCCATCCCGCTTAACTGTCCTTCGCTTTCTTTCAGATCTTTGTTGGGACAGTTTCTCAGGCAGGCGAAACCGATAACCGCAAC